TTGCTAACAAGAGTTTCAATAAGTTTGTACCTACATTAGGTGAAATGACACTAATGTTAAATGATGATTATCATGGTCATGTTTGTAATGATTGCGGTTTATACTATGTACATTATCATCATCACCGTGAAGCATCCGGTATTTCTCGTGCGATGCATAAACAATTTAATTATGATTGTCCTTATATTTTCTGCATCAACTTCAATCATATTGCTTGTGATCAATTGTTATGTGCTAAATATCACATCAAAACTGAACATGATAAAGCTGTTCTGAATTTAGCAACACGAGTTAAGAGTACTTATGGTATGACCAACGAATTAGCTTATTCAAGTATTAATGCTCTTGATAATAAAAGGAGAATTGCTTTCCAAAAAGCCGGCATCACCACTGCCGTTGAACCAGTTGTACCTGTCATTATTTCAAATGATATTATTATGGGTACTATTAAGCCACCAACACCTGTTGTGAATAGTATACCAGTTGTACCTGATGTGCCTATTGAGTTAGCCAATATCGATGTTGCCGAACAGCAGGCAATCATTAATATGCTTAATGATGGTGAACGACCGCTCCTTGCTGGCACTGTTGATGATCGTAGACAAAAACTGGATGACGTGTTAGAAAAAACACGCAAAACATTATCAGATATTGTACCTAAACAAATAAATGATGATGATATTGTTTTAGATGAACATTCATTAGAACAACTTGAAAATGGTTTAGTTGTCAATAACGATGGTGCCATATACCGGTTTTATAATCAACAAACAAAAACTACAGAATACTATAAAGTTATTACTGATGTTGAAGAAATCCGTATTATGACATGTACATTTATTAATACCGGTGGTTTAGGTGCTTTACGTATTAACTATGATTCTAAACCAATGGCACTCAGTACAAAGTTCATAGCAGGGTGTCTCAAAACCAGTGTTGGATTAGAAACCAATAAGATTTTCCTATTAGTCACTAGTAAGTTTCTAGCCACTTACCCTGAAAAATATACCATTGGCCAAAATGTCTTGTTGGTTGATCATGTCGTACGTGAGTGTGTTAAAATCCATGCTGCCGCAAATAACCTTACTGCCTCAAATTTAGGTAAGATGAACACTGATGCTCGCAATAATGCGCTGTTAACTGACTACGGCAACTGGGTTAACTTTAAGAGATATGGTTTTATTGCAATGGCTGCAATTATATGGTCACGTTGGAACTGTTGTGGTTGGACTAATGGTACTCAAGATATTGGTAATTTAGCACTTAATAACCAAACCCAACTATTCCATGGTTCATATTGGACCAATCTCCTCAGATGACAACTTACCGCTGGTGGTATTTCGAGCAAGCGAAAATACCGAGGCATTGTTTATAAAACTTGCATTAATGTTGGGCATCTTAATGGTTTAAATGCTTTCACATCAACAAATGTTACTTGGCGTTATGTGTTTCCTATGTATTTCAGTAAACAATACATAGATGCTTATTGTTGTGTTGACAACAAACATATTGCAGTGGTACAAATCTTACCTGTACTTGATACTTCACCACGCATTATTTATTATGATCATTGTTTTCTCTGCTTAGTTGCCGCATGTAAACGACAATGTATCGGTGCACCACCACCTAGTCCAACTATAATTGCTGAATTACGCGCTTTTATGATTAATGTCATATTACCTGAATTGCGTATTATTTTTCAAGATTTTCATTATAGTTATGAAGTATGGTATAATCACCTTACGCGCACACAACAACTAGAGATTGATAGGTTAATTGATCAAAATATTAACTATCGAGGTTGTTGCATTTTTTGCAAAGGTGAAAAACAGCAGGATGATATTGAACCACCCAAAAACCGTTGTATTTCTGCTTTATGCGCACAACACAAAAAAGTTATGGGTGCTGTTATATATGCTATGGAACAATATATTAAAAAGTTCAAGGGATACTGTGGTGGTAAAAATTGGAGTGAATTAGGTGATATGATTACCAACTGGTCGCATGATGCTTACAAGATTTTACAATGTGATGTGTCGGGTATGGACCGTAGTGTTAGTATGGAATTAAAAGATTTAATCTTTCACAGCATATATAAAATTGTTGAACCATACGTTGACCATGTTGAATTTGAAACCTGGGTTAAACATGCCTATCCAATTAAAACAACAATGAATGCCAGTTTATTTGTCGATAAACAGTCAGTTGATTATGGTAATGCAGATATTATCGGCACAGTTTTTAGTGGTTCATGTGATACCACATTCATGAATACACTCACAACAGTTATTATTAATCGTTTTGTTTGTGAGGTTAAGTTAAATCTATCTAGTGATCAATATGATTTAGCTTGCAAAGGTGATGATAGTATTGTGGTAGTTCCTAACACATTATGTAACAATACTATTGTTGATGCTTATGCTACTACTTATTACTTCGCTAAACAAGTCAAAAGTCCTTTCAGCCCTTTTTATTATGAACATGGTTGTGGCATGACATTAAAATACCTATCAATTAGTAACAACTATGATGATATTGATTTTTGTTCTACTAACACATTTTATTGTAAAAAATGTGCAAAATATCGTCTTACACGCAAAATTGATAGGTTCATTGAACTCACTCCATGGAGTTCTAGTATGATCGCATTGAGCGAAAAAACACGGGATGCTTATAAACAAAATTTATATCTTAGCAACCTGAAATGGATGAATGGATTGCCCATATTTTCTCAAATTAACAATTTTTTACGTACTGATTGTTATACTAAATATGATTTATCGGGTAAACCAAAAAAAAAACTTATTCTCAACAAAATCGACCAATTATGGTTTGATGAAATGTTTGGTGATAACCACACAAAATTTGATTTGTTACGTAAATTTGGTAAGGATGAATACTACTCCAAATTAAACGAAACTGGTGACATACAGCCATGCTGTGCTGACAGTTATCGTTCTTGGCTCGAGGAAAAATTAAATATTAATGATAGCCAAATAATTGCAATTTGTGAACAAATTGCCGACTACAAAGGTGA